ATGGAAATTGCTACTGTCATTCTTTTGTAGGTTACTGGCAACAGGCTGACTAATATAACTTGATCCCAATTGACTAAACGCCAATTCAACACTGGGTACAAATCTTGGGTAAGCACCGTCACTGATTTCTAGTTCCATTGTGACACGACGATTATGGTCAGTATACAGTGCCTGGGCCAGCCCATCTGTTTCATAGATTACAGCACTAAGTTGATACATGCCAGGATCTAGATCAATAATATCGCTACTAAACACAGTGAATTCGCAAAATCCAGACTCGGGTTGAATCTGGGAAGCTCTGCGCTGGACAACAAGTTCGCCTGTTCGCACTTGCATGATATTAACCATTACCGTTTTGCCTAATAAATTAATAGGCTTGCGGTCTTGATTTTTAATATCAAACCCTAAGGTGCTGTCTACACCTTTGTAAATAGTTTTTCTCGTAGTGTTAAATGGCATATTTTGTGTCCTACTGTATCCCTGTGCGTACACTAAGATGCTGCGCTGGGGGTAGTGTAAAAGGGTAAAAGTGTCGCTCATAGTTATATTTATTTAGAATAAGTGATTGGTGTCTTATAAATAAACCCGATGGCAAATCACAGTGAAATATTAGAAAAATTTCCATTTCTAAGTTTATGCAGAATAGGTGAGGAAGAAGTCCTAGGAATCATACAGAATTATACTACAACCCTTGCAAGCGTGTACGTATATAATTTCCTTATATCTAAAGAGGATAAACAATTATTCTTGGAATATGGTGACGAATGGTGGTGGCAAAGTAACAGACAATTGCCCATAAACCTTGTCATAGGTGCAAAATTTAAACGGTTTAGCTATTCATTAAAAACTTACAACGTAAAAGATTTTGAAATTATTCAAGGTGAGCCAGTTAGTTTGCAAAGTATTATTACAAAAAGAATTAAACGCAGGCAAATTCAATTGGTTCAAAAACTGTAAGTCATTTTGTTCATTTGTAGTACAATAGCCATGGCATAGCCAATAGCATGGCTTCGCTTAAAACTATAAGCATCATCAGTTTTAACCCATACTTCTTGTTCTATTTCCCTCCAGGGTCTTCCTATTAGGTGCTTTTTACCTGGTCTTATGCACGCCAAAACCATGGCCAGCTGGTCAACACTACGTGGCTTCATTTTAATGACGGTTGCGGCGTGATTGTGTATATGAAATAATTGTGTTATTATTTCTTCGTGTTCTAACAGATCCCACTGCGGCTCTTTTGCCAATAAATTGTCTATTTCAGCATTGCTGGCGAAATCATTGTATATTCCCACATTGAGCAAGTCTATCTTAAACCACCCCTGCGTCTCTGCTTGCTTATAATCCAAAGTAGCCAAACCAGTAAAAGGATTTTGAGGAGTATAATGAAAATAAACGCCTGTATTGTGTTTACGTTCTTTGTTATTTTCCCGCATCATAGCTGGAACGTGGCTTATTAGTTTTAATATATACTCTCTATCAGCAAAATCAATGTCAATATCTGTGCTCAATGTAATGTGCCTCTATCATTAAACGTCTTAACGCGATCTTTACGTTCAATAAGGTTGACCATGAAAGCATCATAGTCATCCTGTGTTAACGTAGATTTGTAAATGCTCAAACTTTGAGCAAGCATTACGGCTGCTACTGCAAGGGGATCATAAGTTTGCACAAGCTCTAATGTCTTTTTGATGACCTTAGAATAAAGATCTGTCATATCATCATCTGTCATGTCTTTTCCTAGTTGCACGAGTTGCTTTAGAATCAGTGCTTGATAATCTTTGTTCAAGCACTGCAACTTTTTTAAGCAAACGCTGAAATGCTTCTGCTGTTGGTACAGTAACCTGTTCACCGTCAATGGTGAACTCTACCATTCCGTTAATAAATCTAAACGAATTTTTTTGAGCGGGCGATTTCAGCAACGCAGGAACTCGTTTTTCAGTATACTGATTAGTCATTTAATGTTTGCCTTATTAAAAATATCTTGAATCCATGTTGATTCTTCTTTTTCTCTAATTACTCGTGCTCGCCAACTTTTAGGTTCAATGTAGTCAATTAATGCTTGTATTTGATTGGGTTCCAATCTGTCAACAAATTTTCCGCCTTGGTCCGTAGCAAATAAACACCACGGGCTAATACGTCCCATACGAATATCTTGAACAGCATCCACTGTATTTACTTTTTCAAAGTATTCACTAAAATGATTTCCAGTTTTATCTGCCCACTCTGTAATAGTTATCATGCTACGTTCCATGGCTCGAGCCACTGTTTCTTTTCGTGTTTTACTTTTTATGTATTCTTCATAGACGACGTCGCTGGACCATTTATTCATGGGAACACTATTCATTGAAATATATTTTACAAAGTCTTCAGGATCATCTATATTTAGATCAATTATACGCTTAGACAATTTCATAAACCCAGTAAAATATCTATTGGCGATAAATTCTTCGTAGGGTTTATCATGCTTGACATTAGCTATAGACATTCGACGCCACGCCATCCAGCTTTGATAAGCTATACGATTTTGCTTAAGATCTTTGTCTAAAATCCTACGCTTGTTTTCGCACAAGTGGCTTGCGAGGGTTGATTCCCTTGCAAAGTCTTTACTACAATATTTGCATTTATAAGTCATTAGCAGCAGCAAGTAAATTTTTATCCTTGACGTTGTATTGATCCAACATGTTTAACGCAGACGTCTTAGACAGACTACTAAACATTATTTCAATTTCTTGATTATTTAAATTAGGATGTTTATTCTGTAAGAAATCTTTTAAAGGATTATCTTTTTTCTTTTTACCTTTACCAGGAGCAACATAAGGATGCTTGACTGTTTTTCCTATTCCCACCATGCTCATTAGTTTCCAAACAATCTCTGGATCTTTGAGATCTTTAAGATTGTAAATTTCATTGGTCATGATGAGATAGTGCTCAATAATCTCGCGATTCTCACTTTCTGCGCTACTAAGATACCTTTGAACCAACCAGGGGCTAAATCCTTTCTTTTCCTCATCAGTGAGATTTTCATAAAATGCTTTGTTCCTAGCATCTATGGCAGGCAAAACACGCTTAAACATATCTAACATAGGCTGTTTAGACATTGTACTATATCATCTTTTCAATAGCAAGCACTTCTGGTAACTTATTTGTTTCTTTAACAAAATAAGCACAGGGTGGTTTTTCTGTATTATTTAACGGAACTGCAAGAATATGTCCGTGTTTTAGTTTAGGAGTAAACCAACGTATATCTTGAAACACATTGATAATTTCAAGTGGTTGAAAATCTGGTCTAAAACTGGCAATGGGGTTAAAAACAAAAGCACTGAAGCCACGGTCATTGACATTCATAATAGGAACGATCTCGGGATCTCCGTGTTCTTTTTCACCTATAACAACATACCAGTCCAAAGGAACTTGGATTACGTATTCACCAATCTTTAATACTGCTGCGGGAGCATGAAACGTTTCCATAAAGATTAAAGGGACAAAGTGATAATCAACATTGCGTGGATCATTCCAATCTAGCACAGCATAACGCAAGTCCTCAACTTCATCTGGCAATGAGTTTAGCTCAAATGCGGTATTGTCTACTGTTAATATATTCATTAGTATTTTACTTTCTGTAATTGGTAAGGATAACCTGCTTCCTCATAATATTTCTTTCTTGTAGCAAGATGTCGCTTGCTGAATTTCGCACTGCTGGTTAAGTCCCAGATTTCTACATGATCTTTGTCTTCAGCCTTTCTAATGCCTCGCCCAATAGATTGTATAACGCGGACAAAGCTCTTTCCGGGCTCCAAAAGAAGAAGATTAAAAATGCGAGGAATATTAATACCCACAGCGGCCACACCGTAAGTCGCCACAATAACCTTGTTGTCACTAGTTTTAACTTCGTCATATTGATCTTTTCTATCTGAGGTTTTCATTGAGCCACTGACAAATACACTGTCAGGAATACGTTCTACTAGCATTTCACCACACTTCACACGATCTACTAGAACTAAAGTATTTCCAGTATCTGCAATCCGTTTAACGAACTCAGCAATATGGTCTATTCGTTTTACGTTGGTTGTTAAAAAGGTTAATTCTTCTTGATAACTTCGATATTCAACGGTGTCTTGTAGCTGAATAATGTTTACTTGACAGTTGGCTAACACGCCCAGGTCTTGTAATTCTCGTGCTGCAATCTTATTTATAACAGGACCAATACAAGCAATCAAAGTAATTTGCTCAAACTGTTCCTTGGGTATAGTTCCCGTTAGTCCCCAGCGTATAGGCACATGAGCAAATGCACCTGTTAGCAATTGCTTGAGCACATCTGCCTTGGCCTGATGAACTTCGTCAACAATAATGGCAATAACATCCTGTGCAAAATCTTCTAAGCTCACTGGACTCTCGCCATCTTTAAATCTTTTTTGTAGGCTATGCAAACTTTGCCAAGTGCATATGGTGTGTGTCTTGTTTAGTTCTTTCTTGTCACCAAAGTATACACCAACATCCAAGCCCAGTAAGTCATAGTCCTCGTAGGTCTGTTTGACCAAGTCCTTGTTAGGTACAATAACCAGGGTTCTACCATACTGTTCCACACTTCTGCTCAACGTGGCAGTCATTACAGTTTTACCTGCACCAGTGGCAATCTCCTGAACACATTGCGGATTCTCAAGAAACTTGTTTATGGCTTCTATTTGATAATCACGTAGTGTAACTGGCTCACC